GCCCACCGCCCTCTAACTGCTGCTTAACCTGACTCCAAGCTTGCGGATTCTGTTGAAGCATATCTGCTTGCTGGAGAAGATGCTCGATCTTGGCATTAGCAATTTCAATATCGCCGCTGGCAACTTTTTGCTCAGCCTCTCTTTGTTTCAGTGGATTCAACGATAGATTAAATCGTTGTTGAGCCAATTCGTTCTGAGAAGCCTGCGCTTTCAGCGGATTGAAAATTTGCGAAGTATCGCCAGCAAGGATTATATTTGGGTTAAGTTCGGCCATTAGTAATATCCTCCCAATGGATTAACATTTCCGGGGGCTTGCCAAGGAAGGTTGGAAGAAGATGAGTATGATGGTTGATACAAACTACTTGCAATATTATTCAGCCCCGTAGCCCACGCATTCCCTTGAGCAATAGAACCGGCAGCTGCGGCATTTCCAGCGGCATTCAGATTTCCGCCAACAGCGTTTGCATAATTCTGTCCAGCGGTGGCAAGTGTATTGGCAGAAGTTTGGCCAGTTCCAGAAAGCCCCGCCAAACGATTGTAGAGATTGGTCTGATTCGTATTATAGCGGTTATAGGCATTCCCGTATTCCTGACTGGCCATATTCTGATTATAATCAATTAATCCTTTTGCTGCTGCACCTGAGTTAAACCCCCCCTTGGCAGCGGCGGCACGGTCAAGAGCTTTTTGACCTTCACTTAAACGGAAAGCATATCCGGGGTCAGCTTGATAATCAGATAGAGTGAATGATTTAGAAAGCGACCCATAATCAGGATTAGCAACAGCATCGGCTTGTTGTTTTGCTATTTCTGCATCAATTGCAGCATTTTGTTCGGCGGTATATCCTTGAGTCGTTGGAGTTGCGCCATTATCATAATTAGCACCAATCGCTAAACGAGGAGAATTTTTATCTGCCGGAACAACTGTCCCATCACTAAGTTGATATCCTGAAACTCGGCGGCCAGATTGATTAATGCCAACAACAGTACGAACTTTAGACCCAGATACGCCCTGCGGAGTTGGAGAATAGCCAAGTTGCTGTGCAATGGTATCGCGATTAGACGCAGAAGCGCCAGAAGATGTTGGATTTAGCCCCATCAAATAGGCGAGGCGTTGATTTGCAGATGTGCCAGTCTCAAGGAATGGCTTTTGGTTTGCTTGCGTTATATCAAATTGACGGGCTTGCTCAGTGTTGGCTGCATTTGCTGCCGCCGCTTGAGCGCTGGCGGCAGATTTTGCTGCATTGCCCTGAATTACTGAACCAGCGATTGACGCTACTGCACTTACCATATCATTTACCTAAAATCTTTGAATAAACAATTTCATCTTTATTCCATTTTAATCTTTCAAATATAGCTGATTTATCAGAGCCTACTTTAGAAGCAATAAAAGCGCGATGAACACCCCTTTTTATCCAACACTCCTCGACAAATCGAAATAGCTTTATCCCATTCATTCCGCGATAATCGGGATGTAGAAAATAAACATCCGTTATGGCGGTCAAGCTGTCACATGAATGTAAATGAGGATGAATTATCGAGCGATGGTAGCCGACTATTTTTTCCCCATCTCTTACGGTAACAACCTGTAGATTTCCAGCATCGGCGGTCTTGTCATAGACCTCATACCAAAGCCTTAACTCTAAATGATCCTTGTAATTTGCTATTTCATCCCAATGCAAAGGATAAAGCCATTCCATAGCTTCCTTGCAGTCGCGCCATTCTTCTTCTTGAAAAGTTACCAAAATAAACCCTTAAAGAAGCCGTATTAAATAGGAGGTGGGAGAAATCGCAAAGCCGCTACAACACTATAAAGTGTATGCGATTATTTTAGAATACCACTAATGGGGCATTTGTCAACTATACGATAGAAACAATTACGCCATTTTCTACGGTAACCGTCTTGGCATCAGCAGACAAGAACGTTCCACTTGCCACAACACGATTATTGCTGAATATATTTGTAAACCATGTCGTCCAAGGCACGGTTATATTGCCGTCCGCATCAGAAATTGGTGAGCGAATGGGCGGAGTGGGTAGCCCGGTGGTCATTAATTATCTCCCTTTTCAGTATCAATAAGACCATTAATTAAGAACACTTTTGTTCTGGTATCACCCATAACTCGGAATACTCTATCGCGGGAACGCCCTAACCTCCGCCAAATTGCGCGAGTTTTGAAATTTCCCAATGCTCCAGTCGTCACCCAATATTCATTGCTCCATGTATAACCGCCATCATCTGACCATTGAAGCATAATTTGTGGGGTCATATCTTCTTCCGCCCCCGTTATGAGGCCGGTTCCGGTTATCATATCAATCTGAAGTTTATTATAATAAATAAATTCAAGAGTATCAGCAAGATGTGGGCAGGTTCTCATCCAGCGTTTGGGTTGGCCATTATCGTCATATATATCCAGAGATTGCCTATACAGAATACCAAGCTCATAATCACCCACTAAATGAATACCGGATGTGGAAAATGCGTGGATATGATTATTGGCGCGATGACGGCTGTATTGCCCGTTAGAAAAATATGCGCGTTCATGCCATTCTGCCAATTCAACATCATATACCCATGTAGTGTTGGCGGAATTAAAATTCAGAACATAAAAATAGTGTCCATCCTCCTGATATGTATATCCAACAGCATCGGAAATATTGTCATAACCCTGAATCGCATACTCAACTGCATGGGTCGAAATCCTTTGCGGCTGATATCCATTTGCCATAAAAACAATCCCAGATCCCTGAGAATCGTTCCCAAGCCAAAAAACTGTATTGGCTCCTTTGGCTACTGACTGGGGGGCGGCGCAGCCATATTCGATAAAAACACCCTGTATTCGAGCAAATGGATCGGGAGATGCGCCGCTATCATAAAAAACTTCAATAGAGGCCGTTCCAAACATCCAAAATTGCTCATGAACCGTTTTAATCGCCACAATATTATCTGGGGAGCCTTCGGCACTTGCAAAATCCAATGGGTCAATAGTATATCCATCGTTGATGGCTGACCAATAAAATACTTGTGTATCGGGTTCTGCCCACATGAAATATCCGTGCAGAAAAGCTACAGTATTTGAGCCGCGCCATGACCCAGATACAATTTGCCCAAATACATTGGTCGCCAATGTAAGAATATATCCATTATCGCCATCTACTATACAAAGCTGCAATCCATTATCCGAAATGGAAACAGTGCCAATTGAAGTAAGTAATGTGCCGCGCTCTATATATGTTGCGTCACTAAAAATCTCATACAATTTATCACCAGAAACGGCAAAATACCTATCACTTGCGTCAACTTCCCATAGACCGCGAATGGGGGACACGGGGAACGTTATAAATTCCTCCAGCCCCGGAGTTCCCTGTAATCCCACAATATTTTTCGCCGTCCCGCTTCCGCTCTTTACCGGATAAAGATTCACGGCTCGCTGACAATCAAATGCCACCGACCGCTCCACATAACTTGAGCCTATAAATGGGAACTTGGATGTCATTCCTACCTACCAGATAAGAATTGTGGCAACCCATAATTTCCTACGGTTCTTGGAATCCCTCTCGGCATATCCAAAGTATCCATAGTATAATTTATCCGTTTTAATGCTGATTTAGACTCCAGCGCCTGCATTGCAAGTGCTGGTGATATCTGCTTTCCAAAAGACGGAGAAATTTCTACTGCGAGATTTTTCTGAAGGGCGCGCGAATAACCGGGCGGCAGGGAGATGACATCTGACGTGCTGGTAAAGGAGGTCACAATACCCCAAGACCACAACTGAGGACGATAAGTAGTATCTACTGGGATTGGCCAGAAATAAAGTGTTTTAAGGGGGAAATTGCCATCATCATACATAATGATGGGCAATTGGGTTTGGACTTCTTTTGTAACTATTTCGCTATATCGCTCAAAATTTGTTGTCACCTCAATTGGAAAATCTACTTGACTTGGCGTACCATTGTTGCCATGATTATAGGCTGCTTCAATGGTTACTGGTCGGGCTGTATTAAAATCACCGCCAACTCCCATAGTATAGGATGCCTGCCCGCCAACATAATTAAAAAGTTCGGGAACAACATTGTATATCAT